GGCGTTGGGTTTCAAAAATTGTTCCGTAAACTAAGATTTGGGTCATACCCCAAGAGGCGAGAATAAAATATAAAAGATCCATTTAATACCTGTACATTCCTGCTAGTCCATAATAGTAGCCCGGATTACCCGGACTTAAGGTTCCCTTCTTTTCTTCTTGTGGTACCTCACCAAGCTCAGTGCTGTCTTCTTTGTCTGGGTGGAGAAGCCTTTCGTCTTCCATATCGTCAACATGCTCAAATGATTTTATGTACCCCTGCTCTTCTTGCATGAAGTTTGCAATGTTAAAAAGCACTATCTCCGTTAGATTATCAGCGCTACCATCTGTTGGGTAAGCGCCCTCTAGCGCTCCGAATACATTAGATCCCTTAACACTCTCAGGAAATACGACACCCTTTCTAAAAAGAAAATCAAATAATCTGTTCTGACTCTTATATACCAACTCACCAAAGTCTTTCTTTGTGTAAGCAGTAATCTTGCCTTGCTTCTCGTCTAAAACAATATCCATATCAATGTGATTAAAAACCATAATTTGACCAGATAAAGAACGTTTTATATCAAGATTCTTGATTTCGCTCTCCATCACGTCCAATGGTAACTGATTTTTAATGCTTATTTTAATACTCATTTTAGTTTTTTATTTCCCTAGCCAACTCTTGGATCTTCAAGATCTTTTTTAAGTCTCCGTCTTCTAAAGGCTTTTGGCTGAAAGTCTCTAAAAGTCCCAATACTTGATCAGCCTTTTCAGTCATTTCATTATCTTCTACAAACTCTTTAGTTTCTTTAGCGACAGATACTTCTTCTTTAAGTCTCCCGATCTCTGTGTTCAAGTAGATCTGAAACTCTAAGTCTTCGCCAACACCAGAAGCAATAAATCTGGAGAGTAATGTCTTCTGCTCCTCTAGGAGACCAGTGTATTCGTTATTGAATCTCTCAACAAAGGATTTAAACACAAGGTTGTCGATGTGCTTAAGTTCTTTCTTTTCTACCCCTTGTGTGCCCTCGATCATTAACTGAAGGGCTTCTTCTTCCAAAAGGACCCTTTGTTTAGCAGAGAGGTCTAGATTGTTAAACACTTGATGGAGTGTAGCCAAGTTTTTGTAGTTTGGAACGAAAGTTGTGAATACGCCCTTGGAAAGCTCTTTGTTGATTTTGGAGATCATTTGACTTTGCTCTGTAAAAATCTGCTCCTTATCAAGCACTGAGTATTCAATCTTGGACTCGGAGAGAATCTTCTCTGCGATAGTTGTTTTAGTACCCTTGGTCTCCAAGATGTTTTTGTAAATCCTTACTTCCCTGCCCATAGTGGTATTTGTGTTAAAGTGTTCTTTTACAATACTCAAAATAGTTTCTCTTCTATCTTGGTCTTTTTCAACAGTAGCCTTTGTTAATTCTCTAACGAGTGCTTCGTAAAGAAAAATGGTATTCCTTTTCTTGTTGTGCTTAATTTTCGCTGACATCTTTCTTGGTCTCCAGTTCCGTAATCAATGCTTTTACTTCGTTGTTAAGTTCAAAGATTTTTCTTTCTTCTTCTCTATAATTAGAATGTTGTTCCTCTTTAATCCCTCTTGCTAAACGGGAAAGGTCGGAATAGCCTTTATTAATGTTCCTAGAAGTGCTGCTAGCTAGGTTGCTTCCGGCGTCGGAAGACATTTGCCTTTGCATTGCTCTTTTTCCTGAAAGATCTTTGCGGGGCTCATACCAACTTTTAGATTTAGCAGTTGTTGTATATGTTTTTCCTCCAACCTTTTTCTCCATTTTATCATCTCTGTTTGCTGGTGGAACTGCTAAAAGATTTGTATCTGGCTCACCGGCTGGCTCTTCTGCTGCGGGAGCCTCATCATCGCCTCCTGCCAGATCCCCTAAGCCAGCATCATCTCCGCCTTCATCTCCAAGCAGATCTGCTGCTCCACCGCCGCCCATTCCTCCGCCCATGTCTGCGGCTTCGGCTGATTGGTCAAGTTGCGCCGTAATCATTCTGTCGTGGAACATTTCGCGCTGATTACGCAAGAACTCTTCTTCTGAGATTGCGAAGAGGTTTTCTGCGATCCAACGCTTTGAGAAAAATCCTTCGGCAGCTGCTGAAGCAACGTCAAACTTAGTCCTCCACTGCTCCAAGTCTTGGAGTTCAGCGATCTTTGATGGGTTATTCATTGACAGTTTAAAAGAAATAAGATCGTTCTCTCTGTATCCCAAAGTGAAAAGGTGGATGATGGCAATCTTTTCTAATTCTGTAATAACAACTCTTTGTAATCTTTGGATTGTTCTCGCAAAACGGATGTCTTTTTGGGCGAGTGTTGCTTTGTCCTCATCAGCACCTTCACCACGGAAAAGGTAAGATTGTGGGATCTTAAGTGCTGAAAATAGTTTGTCTTTTAGATACTTTACGTCGTCAATATCGCCCGTATAAGTTCCTCCGGGCAAAGATTCAACTCTTGTTGATTGACCACCACGAGTAGGAATGAAATAGTCCTCGTCAACAGACATAGGATTATAACGAAGATCAACACGACCAGTATCAGCATCAACAACTTGATTACGCTTCATAGAAGTCATAACCTTTTGCATATACTGCTCAACATCATTTGGAGCCATATTTCCAACATCAACATAGAATACACGACGTTCTGGTGACCGGACAATGCGGTAAGCCATCATAGCATCCTCTAGAAGGCTGAGTTGTCTGAATATTCTTCTAGAGGGGTCAAGGACCGAGGTGCCGTATGGATCGTGCTTATCATTGCCCAACACGCGGAAGTGCGCGATCTGCCAGTTTTCAAAAGTCATTCCAGCAGAGTTCCATTGGTATTGAACGTAATTCGGGTTTGTCTTGTCTTCGCCTTCTAACCTTTCAACTTCTCTAAGCGGCAGGTTGATTACATTTTCAATACCTGTCTTGTCGTCAATATCTAAGTATAGAATGTAATCCCCATACTTACACATAGTTCTGCACCAGTTAAAGATGTTATGCTCTATGTTGAGCACATTATGAAAGAGAGAATTTAAAATAACCTTAATCTCTTCGTTCTGACAGTGGATGTTAAGGAGTGGCTGCATTGGCGAAGAGGTTGTCATCTCATCTGCATAAATGTCTAGAGCAGAGGCAATGATTGGCTCATATTCCATTTGATCAAAATCAATATACCTTTGAAGTCTGGATTGATTCTGGTAAATGTTTGCAGCCAAATCAGAGAATGGGTTATATTCCATTCTTTTGAATTGTTTTCCAGAAGCAGAAGTAAACTTATTACCATATTTTTCTAGTTCTGTTCTTCTGTTTTGATTTACATTCTGCGCTCTGTAATTAACGATAGGACCAGAGAATAATCTGGTTAACCTCTTGAATAGCGGGGATGCGGGATTTCTTACGTTTTTTCCGTTTTTGGGAGCCATTGTTTTTATCCTTTAAGAATCCAATTGAATTGCTGTTGTTCCTTTATACTATCACTTTTTGCGACGGTTTTATAGCCCTGTTGACCCGGAATTGTGGTATTTAATTCACTTTTTGTCCTAGTCATCGTGCTAAGGAATGCTTTTGTATATTGGACATCCCTTTGGTTGGTTTCCAGCGCTGTATCTCTAACCCAGCAACCTATAGCAAAAGCCATCACCAAGTCATCGTTATACATACGCATTGCTTGAGGACGACCGTTTTGCCAGACAAATGTCTCTAACTCATTAAATAGTCTAGCAGAATATATTGTAACTAGTTTATTTCTAATGAATTCTTCCATTTTCGCCACAATCAAAGGTCTGGTCTTGGATGTGGTAGAGAAGCCAGCAACGGCATTAGAACTAGTTTCTCCCAAATATTGCTCGACGTATTCGTGAGTTGACTTGATTGAGTAGTAGAGATTAGGATAAGCCAAATCTCTGAGTTTGTCTAGGACAGCAAAGCCAACTGAGTTATTCTCAATAACCATTAAGCACTCGCCGAACTCTTTGCCAACTTCGTTTAGCATATTGGCGAAGAGGTCTGGTGTAATTTTAGACTTGTACTCTCCGATGATTTCCATTGTCGATAGTTTCATAATGTGGAAAACAGAACTATCTTTGTCATCGCCACGAGCAACGTCGGCTACAAGAAGATAGCTTTCTCCCGGCTGGTATTCTTCCCAGATCCAAAAGTTCCTATCAAAGCCTGTCTTGTACTTTGGCTCTTGTAAGGTTTGTTTAATCCTTGCCATGTCCTCGGGATGAATAACAGTTTCACCGGACATATTGAAGTTGCACTCATACTCTTGGGCAACTTGGCGTTGAGACATATTCTTTGTCTCTTCCTCGAACCATTCTTGGTCTCTGTCCGGGTGGACATCCCAAGGAAGCACAGTTGGGAAGAAGTCGTTAATGCCTCCTTCGGCGTCAGTGTAGGTTTGGTGAAACCAGTTTCCTACGCCATTTGGGGTAGATAGAGCGATACAACGACCACCTGTCGATAGGGTAGGATAAAGACCAGTCCAGAGTTCATCAAGCCCTTCTACGTGTGCTGCCTCATCAATTACGAGAAGAGACAGGGCTTCTGAACGACCAGCATCACCAGAAGTTGTGGAGGCTTTGATCTGAGATCCGTTGTTCAACTCGAACGATGCCCGGTTATCAATAGAGATAGTGGCTATCTGCATCCAGTCTGGTAGGTTTTTAATGATTGCTTTGACTTTCTTGACCAAGTTGGCTGCTGTCTGAAACTTAGTAGCCATAACAAGAATGTTTTTATCTCGGTGAAAAAGCATCATCCAAGACACATAGGCAGCAGTAATGGTAGAAATACCCAACTGGCGTCCCTTTAGGATCACATTGAAGCGATGATCATTAAAATCTTTCAGGAGTTGGGTTTGGAAATCGTAGGTATTGAAAGGTACAGTGCCGTGGATTGGATGGGAGATCCTAGCATAACTATTAATAAAGAAGTCCGGGTCTTTGCCGCACTTGACTATCTCTGAAAGGATTTCTTTTTTAGAAAGTTTATAAGCCATTTCTCAACGGTGGGTTATTAGTTCTTAGCAGCCTTGAGCCAGTTTTTAATGCTCTCATTAATGTCTGCTGGCTTATCCTCTTCGAGAACACCCTCTGTTCCGCCAATCTTGTAGATACAACTTGACTGAAACCAAGTGCGGAAGTTAGACATCTTTTGTACAAGGATATCAGTCTCTCCTTCTTTAGTCAAGCGAAGAGTTGATCCTGCGGCAGCCTTGTATTCCTTCTGGATGAAAGAGATGATGTCTGCGATGTGCTGCTCGACCATACCTTCAAAATTAGCCTTTTGAACTTGCTTAATATTGCATTCCGAAGAATACCCAAGGACAAGATTCTCTCCTTGAAACCTAACACTGAAGCCGTCAACGAGCCTACTGTCTGTTACAACATTTTCAACTTCTCTTTTAAGCCCAATCTTAACTGGCTTTCCTTCTTCGTCAAGCGCTCCGTCATATCCTTTTGTAGCAACAATGTTTTGAATCGTTTGTACAACATCTAAAATATTAGCCATTATCTTTCCCCTTATAAAAGTTTCCTAAAAACTCTACTCTTTGGTCTATGTCTGCCCAGCGGTCTTCTCTGTCTTCAACAAAATGCATATAACACTTCCAGCAGCAATCATACTTGTTCATGTAAAAGTCGTCTTTTAAATCAAACGAATACTCAAAGCAAGCAGGACAAACACGGTCTTCGTCTTTAGTAAGTAGTTTTTTTGATACGAAAAAACCATCTTTATTAATCTTTTCACTATCTTCCCTGCGTCTAAGGTCTTGACTGAACCTTTCCTTTATTTGTTGCAGGTATTCAAGTTCTTTTTCTTTTGTCCAGCCAGATTTAGGATTTTGTATCGTCTCTGAGCCGTATTTCTTCGCAATTGCTTGCTCTATCTTTGCTATGTCATTTAAATCAGGCTTTTTCATTTTACCTATTATACATCTATTTTATCTAGCTTTTCAGACATAATGTCTATTTTCTTTTGCTGTTCTTTTACCGCTTCAACTAAAAACGAGATGATCCTAGTATAGTCCATAGTGTTTGCATACTCTGGATCTTGTGACCACTCAACAATCTCTGGTAAGACCTTTCCCACTTCTTCTGCAATAAAACCAAAATCTTTCTTGCCCGTGTCTATCCAGTTGTAGGAAACTCCCTTTAGTTTAGAGATTGTCTCTACGGCAGAACCTAGTGGCTCTACGTTTTCTTTGAATCTTATTGACGAGTAGGAAACGAAAGCATTAGCCTTTACCTGCCCCTCTGGAGCACTTGTGTCTGGTAGCGTTATACCGTGGGTTATGTTGGCGTCTCCGTTTATGCGAACACCAAGATTACCGCTTGGAATAGAGATGTTGGTGCCGAGAAGACGGGTCCCCCCTGCTGATCCAGAGACTATCAAGTGGTCGTCGGCTTCGTTTTCATAGTAGATTTTTGCCTCTGAGTTTGGTCCAATAGCAAAAGCACCAGCCGAACCAGTGCTTGTAAATACCATCTCTCCGCCGATCTTCAAAGGGGAGGCTCCTTCTAGGGTTCCGGCTATTTGTATTGTTGAGCCAGAAAGGACAATACCATTTGCTGATCCTGAGATGACCAAGAAGTCGTCGCCGTTTTCGTTGTACTCTATGTGAGAGTCGCTGTTGGTACCAAACTTTATTTTAATATCATCGGCAACTTTCAAGTCAGTATCATCAAAAGTAAAGGTAGAGATACCCCCAAGGGATCCCCCGTTGTTATATTGAAGATGCGTGTCTGAGCCTCCAGCGTCTCCGGAAGACTCTGCTGATGATACACTACTCTGCTGCCTAATTAAAGACAACAACTTTGCATGACTATACTTACCTAT